CACTGGTGGCACAAGACCACTCGATCTAATATCTAGAGCAAGTATGCAAGATAAAAGAGCAGGAAACGAAGATATGAGTGGCACACCAAGATATTATGCACATGCAGATAGTCAATTTGAGTTGTATCCAACTCCAAACGAAGATACAGACACAGAACTGCTATATTTCGCCAAAATTGATACTTTATCTGATAGCAATACAACAAATTGGTTACTCGAAGATGCACCTGATGTGTATTTATATGGAGCGTTGTTACATTCAGCACCATATCTTTCAGAGGATCAAAGGGTGGGAGTATGGGCACAGATGTATTCTGCATCTATCTCTCAGTTAAATGTGAAGTCAGAACAGTCCAGAATGAGTGGATCAGGTCTGACAGTTAAAATAAGGGGAATGGGATGAGTTTTTCAAACTATTTAGAAACAGAAATACTGGATCATGTATTCAGTGGAAACGCATATACCGCACCTTCTACATTGTATTTATCTCTACACACTGCGAATCCTGATGAGGATGGTTCAGGTACAGAGGTTTCTACATCAGGAACTGCGTATGCAAGAACAACAATTACATTCACAACATCTGGTAACACAGCATCGAATAGTGCGGCAGTAGAATTTGCAACTGCAACTGCTAACTTTGGTACTGTTACACATGTAGGTGTTTGGGATGCTTCAACAAGTGGTAATCTGCTATGTTATGCCGCACTATCTTCATCTAAGACGATTGAGACTGGTGATGTATTTAGAGTACCATCTGGTGACTTAGACATTACACTAGACTAATAGTAAATAATGCCAGTAGATAGAATAGGTTACGGATACGGCACTTATAGTGACGGAGACTTCGGTACAGAAGGTGTAACTCACGAAAGTGGTGCATTATCTGTTTCTGCATCATCTACTGTAACTGCTGAAGGTGGCACATCTAAATTTAGTGATGCCTCAACTTCAGTAACATCTTCTTTTACTTCAAATGGTGTTAGATACAGAGAAGCAAGTGCTACAGTAACTGCCTCTGCATCAATTACATCAAGTGGTGAAGGTGTAATCATTGAGAGAACGGATGAGTTTTCTTATGGTATGGGTTTGTATGGTTACAATGAATATACTCAAGGTGACCTACAGATTACAATCTCTGCAACATCAAGCACATCTTGTAATTCAAGGCGTGTTCCAGAAGGTAGTGCTTTAGGTAATGGTCAATCAACAACTTCTGTAGATTCGACAACTAATGGTAGTCGTATCAGAAATGTTAGTGCGACAGTATCAAGTTCAGCAACAACTTCTTCTTCAATAGAAAGAGTTAGAGAACAATCCTCAAGTGTATCTTCTAGTTCAACTACAACTGCAAATGGTCAAGGAACATTCCAACCAACTGCAACACCTAGTGCAACAGCAACAGCAACAGCAAATAGTGTATTTGTTGTAAGTGTAAGTGCTACTTCTAATCCAAGTGCGACTGTTACACCAGTAATTGAGCGTGTTAGAGAACAATCTGCTATATCATCGGTTACAAATACCAACGCTACAATATTTGAAAGAGTTAGAGAAGATGATGCAACTGTAACTGCTACATCTAGCACAGCATCATCATCTATAAGTGATGGTGTAAGAGTTAGAGAAAGTGGTGCTATAGTAACTGTTGAAAACTCAAATGCAACTATTGGTGAACAAATTTACCAAAGTAATGCTACAGTTTCAGCAACTGCTACAGTAAGTTCAGCATCAACAAGAGTAAGGGAAAGTGGTGCAACAAGTTCTGTATCTTCAAGCACAGCATCAGCGTGTGAAAGAGTTAGAGAGCAACAGTCAAACCCACAAGCAAGTGCCACCATCACACCTGCTACAACAATAGAAAGAGTCAGAGAGGGAGATGCTAATCCTCAAGCAACTCTAAGTATTGTTGCAGACAGTGAAAAAATATATCAAGGTAGTGGTATTTCATCACCTACTTGTAGTACTACTGCAATCGGTGAAAGAATACATTTATCTGGTGGAACATCAGCAGTTCAATCTGCAATAGTTACGATTGGTCGAGAAAAATGGGAGCGTATAGCAAGAGTTTCGACCACATGGGAGACATTGGCGGCATGAGTTTAATACCTTTAAAATTACCTGCAGGAATATCCAGAAACGGAACAGATTTTGAAAATCAAGGCAGATGGCGTGATGCTAATTTAGTTAGATGGCACAACCAATCATTAAGACCTATCGGTGGATGGACACAAAGAATAACAGCAGGAGCAACGATAACTGGCGTGACAAGAGGTATGATCGCATGGGTTGATAATTCTGACAACTCAAACTTAGCAGTTGGAACAGAATCAAATTTATATTACATTAATGAGGGTGGAACAGTATATGACATAACACCTTCAGGATTTACAAGTGGATCATCAACAGCATCAACCAACACTGGATATGGTGGTGGATATTATGGTGGCACATTATCATCTTCAGATACAGATTCATTGTATGGTCGTTCACAACCTTCAAGTGGCACATTCCAAGAAGTAACAACTTGGTCATTAGATAACTGGGGTGAATATTTATTAGGCATGACTGCTGATGATGGTGTTCTGTATGAGTGGACATTAAATACTGGAACAGTAGCACAAGCAGTAAGTAATGCACCAGTAGACAATAGAGCAATGTTTGTTACAGAAGAAAGATTTGTAATGCTATTAGGTGCAGGTGGCAATCCTAGAAAAGTTCAGTGGTGTAACCAAGAAGATAACACAGACTGGACTGCATCAGATACAAACCAAGCAGGTGACTTTGAATTACAGACCACAGGTGCAATTATGTGTGGTGCTAGACTTAAGGGTAGAGGAATCATTCTTACAGATAATGATGCTCATACAGTGACTTATCAAGGTGCGCCGTTTGTGTATGGTTTTCAAAGAGTTGGAACAGCATGTGGTGTAGCATCTAGAAAAACATTAGTTGCAGTTGACGAAGGTGCATTCTGGATGGGTAAGAAAGCATTCTTTATGTTTGATGGATCTGTAGCAAAAGAATTACCTTGTGAAGTATCAGACTATGTATTTGATGACATAAACGAGGATCAGATTACAAAATCATTTGCAGTTCATAATTCTGCATATGGCGAAATATGGTGGTTTTACCCTTCTGAGGGTTCGACAGAGGTTAACAAGTATGTTGCCTTTGATTACAAAGAAAACCACTGGGAAATCGGAAATATGGAACGCACAGCAGGTATTGACAGTGGTGTATTTAGACATCCTATCTGGATTGATGCATCTAACAACTTATACAACCATGAAGATGGATATACACATGGTGGAGAGACTCCATTTGTAGAATCAGCACCTATATCAATCGGTAATGGTGATCAAGTCATGAAAGTCAATAAACTAATTCCTGATGAATTAACACAGGGAGAGGTAAAAGTTCGATTTAAGACGAGATTTTATCCAAATGATACTGAGACTACCCATGACCTATTAACGATGGGAAATCCTGTATCTACGAGATTTACAGGCAGACAAATCCGTATGCGAATAGAAGGTAACGGAAATAACAACTGGCGTGTTGGTGTGATGCGAATAGAAGCAACAGCAGGTGGGGGAAGATGAACCTAAACAGTCCACCACCACCACTAGGTGAGTTCTGGAAGAACTGGGGTGAATCCCTTAATAACTGGTTAATTACTAGCAAAGATAAACTATCTAACTGGATCAGTGGTGATTCTGCTTATCAAGATGGTTTGATCATGTGGAGAAGAAGTGATGATAAAGTCATTGTATCTTATGATGGTGCATGGCATCCTCTATCAGAAGGTGGTGGCACTAATCAAGGCAGTTATGCTATGTTCTATGATACTACTAATCAAACTGCTACGGATGTCGATACAGCATATGCCATTACTTGGAATAGCACTGCTTATAGTAATAACATTTCAATCGATGGGACAGATTCTTCCAAATTAAATTTTGCAAAGAGTGGCACATATCATATTGTGTTCTCAGCAACTATACATAGTGAAAATGCTAGTAGTAAAAACATATATTTCTTTCCTAGAATAGATGGGGTAGACATAGATGGATCTACAATGATGCATACACTAGATAATAACAACAATCGTAAAGTAATCACTAGGGGTGGAATGTTCCAAATTACAGCAGGAAGTTATTTACAAGCAATGTGGTCAACAAGTGACACAGATCTAGATATACATGGTCTTACAGGACTTAGTTTTGCACCAGACATACCTTCTGCTACAATAACGATTATGGAAGTAACAACATCATGATAGCAGACGAATTAATAAGATGTAGGAAGTGGATTGAGAAGGCACTCGACAAGGGTGGAAATACTCATGAATTTAAAGACATCTGTGAAGGCGTTTTAAGTGGTCATATGCAACTATGGGCAGGTGAAAAAGGGTGTGCAGTAACAGAGATTGTAGTGTATCCTAATAAGAAGGTTTTTCATGTGTTTCTTGCAGGTGGAAAGATGCAACAAATCACTGATATGCATGATGATGCTGTAAAATGGGCAAAAGAGCAAGGTTGCGAGGGTATGACACTATCTGGTCGCAAGGGATGGCAAAAAATTTTAGGTGAGCGTGGATGGAAACCTCACCAGTTAGTATTAGCAAAGGAGTTTTGATATGAGTGGTGGTAAAGGTGGTAGCAAGACTGCAACAACACAAGTGCCTGATTGGATCAAAGAACCTACTATCAGAAACATAGAAAGAGCAGAACAAGTTCAAGATATTGGTTATAGACCATATTATGGCGCTGATATCGCAGGTTTTAGTCCTATGGAACAACAGGCAATGCAGAACACAGTAGGACAAGCACAAGCGTTTGGCATGGCACCGCAAGGTATGGATGCAATGGCAGGGATGCCACAGACACAAGCATACGACATTGGTGGTGGTCAAACTATACAGGGTTATTCAGCAGGTGGTCTATATGATCAAGCACTTGCAGAAACACAAGCAAGAAACCCAGAGTTCCAAAAACGCTATGATGAATTGTTCTTTCCAACGGAGAATACATAATGGCAGGGGCAGGAAATGTAAACACAGCATCAGCACAAGCACTACAAGGTGCAGGTATGGGTACTGCTCAAGGGATGACATACCTACCAAGAATGGTTGCAAAACCAGCGGCACCATATTATGGTGGTCAAGCACAACAAGTGGGAACTGGTGGTACAACCCCACAAGTTCAAGCAGGTCAGTTAGCAAACACAAACTTAGCACAATATCAAAACCCATATACACAGCAAGTTATTGATGCACAAGCACAAGATGTATTAAGAAATGCACAGTTAGGACTTAATCAATTAAGTGGACAAGCACAAAAGGCGGGTGCATTTGGTGGTTCAAGACATGGTATTGCAATGGGTGAAATCGGCAGAAATGTGGCACAGACATTAGGTCAACAATCTGCACAGTTAAGACAAGCAGGATTCAACCAAGCACAACAAATGGCACAGCAAGATATTGCTACTAGAATGCAAGGAAGTTTGGCAAATCAACAAGCAGCGGCAAATGATTTATCAAGACAACTTCAAGCACAAGGTATGAACCAACAAGCGGCAGAGAATCAAGCACAGAGAATGTTACAAGCATCAACTACTGGTTCTCAATTAGGTATGCAAGGTGCATTAGCAAATCAACAAGCAGGTCTACAAGGTGCACAATTAAGATTAGGGGCGGCAAATCAATTAGGTCAATTAGGTAACTTAGGATTTGGTATAGGTCAACAAATCAATCAAAACTTACAACAGCAAGGTGCAATGCAAAGAGCATTACAACAGCAACTTATCGATCAAGCACAAAACAGATTTGCACAATATACTCAATATCCTCAATCTACTATTGGATACTTGTCACAAGCACTGGGTGCGGCACCTAATGTAAGCAGTACAACTAATACAAGACAACCGGGATTATTTGATTATCTAACTCTTGGTGCAACTGCTATGGGGGGCATGGGTAAATAATGGCAGTAGATAACAGAAACGCTGTAGAAAAATTTTTAGGGTATAACCCTGATGCAGGTTTTATGGAATCTGGTTCTGGAAGCAGAATCTTTGCTAATATGATGTATGCACCACTAGGTGTTTTAGATTTTGCTCAACAGGTTGCTGAACCTGAAAATAGAAATCCATATGGTTTAGTAGCAAATGTTATGGGCAAACAGTCATTTGGTGATGCTATGTCAGGTATTGGTGACAAAATGACAAACAGACTGACAAACAACTACAACAAACTAGAAAAAAAATTAAGTGGTTTTGGGAACAAACTAGGTAATCTAGGTTTTGGTGATTTTAGTAATCCACTAGGTATTAATAATAATGATTTTGGTGGTTATGGATCAAATATGCAAGGTGGTCTAGGTGGCAACACAGGTTTCTTTGGTTTTGGTGCAACTGATCCAACTTCAATGGCATTAGATGAAATTGGTTCAGGTTATGGTGGATATGACACACCTTCATGGACAGGTGCAGGTCTAGATGCTTGGGATGAAGCAAATAGTGATTATGGCGATTATGGTGGCGACTATGGTGGTGATACTGGATTTGGTGGTTTCGACTATAGTGGTGGTGACGATGGAGAATATGACTAATGGCAAGTTTACTAGATCTAATTAGAAAACAAATTACAGGTGAAATGTCTGATGCATATCTAGGTAATCCAGAATATCTTGGAACTAGCAGAAACAGAATAGACAATTTAGTAAGTCCTCAATCAGTTAGGAATTTACCTGCATATATGAATGTTGCTGTAAATCAAAGTCCAAGAAGTGCTAATTATGTTGCTCCTAACCCACAAAACATTGGTATTTTGTCTGGTATGGGTGACCAATTAAATGCTATGTCTAATACTCAAAGAATGATGGAACAGAATTATGATCTAGATCCTAGTATTCCATATAGCAATAATTTACAAGGTCAAGGAAATCCATACAACCCTATCAGAAATAGACAAGAAGATGTAATTAATCCTGCTGATGACTTTACTTTGTATCAGGACAATTTAAGAACACCAAAAGTAACTAGAGACTTTGAGCGTGATACGATGGAAGATACGCTTAGAGACAACACAATGCAAAATCTAAACCAATATCAAAGAGATATGGCAGAGATTGATGCAGCGGCAGACCAAGTTCGTATGATGGAAGAAAACAACGAATTAGATCCTGCACAACAGTTCTTAGGTGCATTACCTACTGATGATGATTTACTAACAGATGAATTTAAACAAGGTTTTGGAAAAGTAACAGAAGAAGGCGAATCAAAACCTAAAAATATTGAAGAAGCACTAATAAAACAATACGAAAAAGAATCAGAAGGCATATTAGGTGTTGACAGTGATACTTGGTTAAATCTTGCAACTGCATTTAATACAATGCGTTTAGATCCTGATGATTCACTAATAACAGCAATTAAGTCTATTAGAGAGAGTAAAAAGAACAAAAATTCTAGACAAGCAATTATTGGACAGATGGAAGGATATAAAAATGCAGTTCAAAATCCAGAACAAAAAGCACGACTTGAAGCACTTATTAAAATTGCTAAAGCAGGATATGGTGATCCAGAACAGTTAGTAGATAAAGCATTTAAAGTATTCCAACCTTATAACGATATTTTCCTTGAAAAGAATGCAACTGAAATCTTTAAGAAGAGTGAACAATATAGAGAAGGAAAGAATGCAATCATAGGTTCAATTGAAAGAGAAAACGACATTAACGACATTCTTTCTGATCCTAACACTAAAACAGGTTTTGGTGCTGAGTTCTTTAAAGATTTAAACAGAATGTTTGCTTTCTTTGGAAGTGAAGAAGCAAGAAAGAAAGCAACCACTCTAGAACAATTAGATGCATTATTAGGTTCACAAGTATTTAGTGCTATTAAAGATTTAGGTATTGGTGCTAGAGGTCTTGATACTCCTGCTGAAAGAGAGTTCTTAAGACAGGTAATGACTGGAACAATTAATCAAAATGAGACAACATTAAGAGCGTTATCTTGGTTAAGAAAGAAATCTGCTATTAGAAGTGCAATGGCATACAACGATAAAGTTGATTCAGGTTTCTTTAAGAATTATGACCAAGCAATGGGAACTAAAACAGAAAAGATTGATATTGAAAAACTTGCAAGAGGATTTAATGCTCAAGGTGAAAATCCATACATTGAAGGTAAATCTTGGGATGGTAAGTTAGGTGGTGATGGCAAAAATCAACAAAAACGAAGTATCAAGGATATTAGAAACAGGAGTAAGTCATGATTGTAGTAATGGATGATGGAAGAGAATTAGAATTTCCTGATGACATGACAGATGAGCAACTTATTGCTTTTGCTGAACTATACAATCAAAAAGGTGGCAAATCACAATTTACGCAAGAAGGACAATCTGCTGTAGAACCTGAAGATGTATCGACAGCAGGTCTAGAGACTGGAACATGGGAAGGTCAGAAAGGTATGGCAAGAGAGTTTGCTGATATACCTACATTTGGTTTTGCTGAAGAAATAGAAGGTGCATTAAGACCTGATGCAACAATTGATGATATTAGAGCAGAAAAACAACAGTTTCAAATAGAAAATCCTAACCTAGCAACAGGTGTGAATCTAGCAGGTGCAGTAGCAATGCCAGTAGGTGCTATTAGATCAGGTGCAAAAAAAGTTGCTCCTAGATTCTTTGAGCGTGTCCAACAAATGACACCAACTAAAAAAGTCATGACTGAAGCAGGACTAGGTGGAACAGCATATGGTGTTGGCAGTGGTGAAGGTGGTATTGACGATTTAAGTGACAGAGCATCTAAAGGTCTTGAATATGGTGCATTATCTACAATTACATCAGGTCTTGGCACTAAGATGATAGAAAAACTTAGAAACATCAAACATGCTAAAAACCTTGCCTTAAACAAAGATAAGACAATTGCAAAATATAATGAAGATATTAAACAAACTTACGCTAAAGCAGATTTAGAAGCACCAATTACAAGTTCTACTATGGATGAAATGGAAGCAACAGTCAGAAGTAATGTAGGAATCATTGATGGCAAAGGTGTTCAAAAATCAGATATATACATTAAAGAAAATTTACCTAAAACTAACGCATTTCTAGACGATCTAGTATCTTATTCAAAAGAAGCAGGTAAAGATGGTAGAGCAATTACATGGGGTGAACTAGATAAACTTAGATCACAAGCATGGGAAGATTGGGCAACATTATCTAGATTTGATAGTAAAGATGCTAGAGAACTAGCAAATGCTATACATAACCTTGATAACTATATAGAATACCAATTTCCAAGCAAATCAGCATTTCTTAAAGAAGCAAGAGAATTGTGGAAAGAAAAGAAAGAAATTGAAATCCTTGATTCATTATTTAAATGGGCAGAAGAAGGTGCTACATCATCTGGTTCAGGTGGGAATGTAGTAAACAAATATCTACAAGCAATTGATAAAGTTATTGGAAGAAGTCCAGATGGAAGCACAAAACCATTAGCAAGATTTTTCTCTCCAGAAACATTAGCAGAAATGAAAGCATTTAAAGATAGTAATGGTGGTGGTAGATTCTTAAGATCACTATCTAAATTATCTCCTGATGGTAATGGTCTGATGTTAGCACTTAATGTTATTGGTGCTACTGTAGATCCTAAGACATTAGCAATCACCGCAGGTGCAAAAGGCGCACAAATGTTTACTGAAGGCAAAGTTAGAAGGGGTGCACAAACTTTGTTAAATAGAGCAAGTGATAGATATGCTCCACCACCACCACCAATAAATACAAAAGTTCCTTCAGCAATTGGTATTGCAACAGGTGGTCAAACTGGAGAAAATGTAGATACAGGACAAGGTATATTAAACCTATTAGATTTAGCAAACTCTACAATTAGGAGATAAAGATGGCATTACCTGAAAAGATGGATGAAGGTCAAATTCAAAACATTGCGAGTAGCGCTGTAGCAGATGCCATTGACTTCGTAGAATCAGAAATTGTTTCAGATAGACTTAAATCACAAAGATACTACGATGGTGAAGTAGACATTGGTGAAGAAGAAGGTCGTTCTAAGATTGTAGCGACAAAAGTAAGAGATACAGTAAGAGCAATCAAACCTTCACTTATGAGGGTTTTTCTTTCTACAGAAAACCCAGTTGAATATGTTCCTACAAGTGCAGAAGATGTTGCTATGTCAGAACAAGCAACTAAGTATGCTAATTATGTATTTCAAAAGAATAATGGTTACAGAATGCTTAATGATGCATTCCATGATGCATTAGTTAAAAAGACAGGAATATTAAAAGTCTATTGGGATGACTATGATGATGTCAAGATTTATGACTATGACAACCTAACAGAAGAAGAACTAACACTACTAATGAATGAAGATGGTGTTGAGATTCTTGAAAAGACAAAAGAAATGTCTATGGAGATTGACCAGTTTGGCATGGATGTCAAAGTGCCTAGAATCTCTGTAAAAATATCTAGAAGAACAGAAAAAGGCAAGATATGTATTGAGTCAGTTCCACCAGAAGAGTTTTATGTAAGTAGAGATGCAAGATCTATTGATAATGCTTACTGTGTTGCTCACAAGCGTGAAATGACTGTAGCAGAACTTGTCAATATGGGTTATGACTTTGAAGAGGTCTCTAATATGACTGGTTCTTCTGTAGACGACACTTTCTCAGAAGCAGAACAGTTTGAAAGAACAGGTTATGCAGAAATTGACGAAGAAGAAAGACTAGATCCTTCAATGAAACTAATTGAGGTTACTGAGTGCTACATGAAGATAGATGTATATGGCACTGGTCAACCTATGATGCATCGTATTGTATTAGCAGGTGGTAGAAGTGAGTTATTAGACTACGAACCATTTGGAACACTACCATTTGCAGTATTTGAAATAGATCCTGAACCACATACATTCTTTGGTCGTTCTATTGCTGACTTAATTATGAATGATCAAGATTCTTCAACAGCAATGTTAAGAGGTATTCTTGATAATGTCGCTTTAACGAACAATCCTTCAATAGATGTAGTAGAAGGTCAGGTAAACATAGATGATGTCTTAAACAACGAAATTGGAGCGATTAGAAGGGTTAAGACACAAGGTGCTATACAAACTAATGCAGTTCCGTTTGTTGCAGGTCAAACATTATCAGCAGTTCAATATATGGACTTGCAGACAGAAGCAAAGACAGGAATTACAAAAGCATCAGTTGGACTTGATCCAGATGCATTACAGAATCAAACTGCAACAGGCGCACAACTTACAGCACAAGCAGGTGCAGGTCATGTAGAAGTCATGGCAAGAAACCTTGCTGAAGGTGGCATGAAGCAGTTATTTAAGTTACTTCTTGAGTTATTGGTAGAAAACAGTAACGAACAAGAAATGATGCGTTTAAACGGACAATTTATGCCTATTGATCCTAGGTCATGGAACACTGCTATGGATGTCTCTGTAAATGTTGGAATTGGCATGGGCAGAGAAGAACAAAAAGCAGCGGCATTGAATCAAGCATTAAATATACAAATGCAGATTTATCAAACATATGGCAATCAAAATGGCATGGTCTCACTATCGCAAATTAGAAACACTTTAGGTGATCTAATGGCACTTAATGGTGTTAGAAATGCTGATAGATACTTTACTCCAATCACTCCTGAGATGGAACAAATGATGATGCAACAACAAGCACAGCAACCACCTCAACCTACACCTGAACAAATTATTGCACAAGCACAAGTTCAGGCAGAGCAAATCAAAGCACAATCTAAAGCAGAAACAGATATGTTGAAAGCACAAATAGATGCGCAGAAGGCAATTGCTCTTGATGATAGAGAAAGAGATAAGATGGATCAACAACTAATTATTAAGGCGGCAGAGGTTTTAGGCAAACATGGAACTGCTGTTGATATAGAAAGAATTAAGCAGATGCAAAACGAACCCAGATACCCTGATGCAACTCCACAACAGGCAATTCAACAGGGTGGTTTCTAAATGAATAAAAAAGATAAGGCAAATGCTTTTAAAAGATTACTTAATGATGACACTTTTAAATTAGTGTTAGATGAAGTAAAGGGGGAACAAGTAGAAGTGTTTCTCA